TAGTCTCCCTTCTTAATGTACCTAGCATCAGTAAAGTATTGTTCTGCCTTCTTCACTCCCAAGAACCAACCCACACTTTGATCAGATAGTACACGAACAAAGGCGTAGTAGTCACAGTTCTGCTTGCGCGTTAAATCTGCAACACTACAGTCGTAGTCTGGCTTAGGTTTAACTGTAGTCTTCTTGGTCTTAACATCAATCTTACTACCATCAACTAGTATATCATAGTCCATAGTGTTTTGATGTATGCCACCAAGAACGTCCAGAGCCACTAGCTCTCCAAGAAAACCGTACACATTCCCTTGCCCCCTAGTTATACTTCTACTGAGTATACCCATCTCGGATGACATGTCATGTGCAGTCTCTCTCATAGAGTTAGTTATTTGAACTTCAATCATAATGCCTCACCAGTTAATTTTTGCAGATCAATGTAGTCTACTATGGGAGGGTTCTTAGCAGAAGAAACACGAGAGCGTTCCTCTGATATAGCACCTTTCCAACAGTCTTGTTTAAAAGAACAGAAGGAACACTGCCGAGTTAGCTTGTAGTTACCCGTGTGTTTGCTTCTAAAGAATTCTGCTTCAGGCTTAAAGCAACGCTCAAACTTATTTGAGTTAACTTTATCTGCTGTAGCAGCCAGCTTCTTCACAACTTCTTTAGTGTCACTTTCGTAGGCAACATACTTGAACTGCCCACTAGCCTGATTGATAACCCACCAGCCACCTGCTGGTACGTTAGCTCCGGTACTGTATACAGCAAGCTGACCTACATAACCAAAGGGATCATCCTTCTCAAGGTTCTTACCGTCTGTGAACTTATTGTTGTACGACCACGGGCTAGTAGATTTAATGTCATCCACTGCACCGTCAACAATCAGATCATACTCACCAGAGATTTCTGTGTCACCTATGGTAGCTTGAATACGCTTGGGTTCTTTGTAACTAACCCCCGCTTCTCTGAGCAAACCCTTAAACAAAGCCTCAACCATGTCACCAAAGACCATACGAACTAGGAATGTGGTGTGTAGTGGTGCTTCCTTTTCAGGCTTGTTCTTTTGATACCATAGCTGACAAGCAGGTCTACCCACGTTGGAGGCACGGAGGGTAAATCCCCCCGTACCCCCTCTACGTTCGCAGAACTGCCTACGTAAAGACTTAGCTACATCATCAGCAATCTTCCGAATGTTCTCCTCTGACATAGTTTTCTTGTTTGTAGTTACCTGCTCTAGATAACTGTGTACTGCTAGTTCTGCTGGGTGTTCCATTCCTACCTACGCAATCTCTTTTGCGTCAGTAATATCAATGAAACTATTCACCGTATCTTCATCCTCTTGAGACATCTTACTTGAAGCTTTCAGATCGTGACTTTTCTTCACGCCCTGATTTACATTTTGTACCCAAGTTTTAAAGTTAGTAAACAAACCTTTCTCTTCATCGCCAAGAGGCAAGGTCTTGGTAAAGTCTACATCTACAACAGGCTTAAAGATCATGTTGCCATTAGCCATCTGATCACCTGAAGTAGTTAGCTCAAGCGTGTGCTGCGGAAGCAGCCTACGATTACTAGCGAACTTATCAATAGCTTGTCCGATAGTTTTGAAAGCATCCTTGTTATCAATTTCCCAGATAACAGGAGTATTTTCTTGGACTGTGACTGGTTCCCCAGTGTTGTCCACTGCATCATGTAGTGTAACAGTACCCAACAAAGCACGTACTCGTTTGACTGACATGATTAGTTTCTGTTGTGGCTCAGGTAAGTCACCCCAGTTCTTAATGTATCCTGCAGGACGGCCACAGTTAACTGTACCTGCATTGTCGATGAGATCGTCACGGCCAAACTGTGACTGCCCCACCATTACTGACTTTACAAACTTACCCTTACGGCCTTGCTCATCCGGCTTAACGTAAGGAACGTACCGGCTGTAGAAAAACTGTTGAAGGAAAGGCTTGAAAGAAATCTTCTCAGCATAGATGAAGTCACCATTTGCATCTTGCAAACGGTACGTACCTCCGGGTACAACCTCAACCTGCCTTGTCTTACCCTTGACCTGCTCAGTACCCATTATCGACTGATGCCAGATACGAAGCCTCGCAAGGGATGATCCAGTAGACTCGTTAGAGTCAGATGATTTGGTAGCAAGGCCCATTGCTTCAGCCATGCTATCAAAGTTATTATTAGGGTCTAGTGCAACTACGTTATCCATTTAATTTTCTTCTCCGATTGTAAAAGGAACACCATTATACTCATTTATTACAGATTATCAAGTCATATCTTGCATCTCCATCCAATTTTTTCCTACTTTAGGTTCTAGTTCAAGAGGAACATCTAACTCTATACCAAACCTACGAAACATTTCGTTAGGTAACTGAGCTATTGTAGCCTCCACCGTCTTAACTACGATATCTTCCTCGTCAGGACACACATCAATCACTGCACTATCATGCACACTGTTGACTAGAATACTNTTGAGGTTGAGTCGCCTCATATTTTTTTCTAGCAAGAGTAGTGTAGTCTGCACAATGTCTGTGGCTGATGACTGCACGGGGTAATTTTTAACCATTGTAAAGTTTGTAATCTTACCAGATGGCAAACGCTTTGTGTTCGGAAACTCAAACTGTCTACCAGAAGGTGTTGTTACATAGCCGTGTGTCATAACCTCAGTAGCAAGTTCACGGTGCCATGATGCGATACCGTTGTATTTAACTAAGAAGTTCTCGTAGTACGCAGCCTCAGAAGGTGTCCTTCCAAAGCCAGTGGCACCAAACAAAGGAGCAAAGGTATGTTCCTTAGCTTGTTGCCGAGTAGTTTCTTGTCCAGCCTTTGTAATGACATCGGCTGTGTAACTATGAACATCAAAGCCCGTAAGTATTTCCTCCATAGCTATTGCGTCCTTGCTTAACTCTGCTGCAATTCTAAATTCTAACTGAGCAAAGTCAGCCTCAAGAACTGTACCATTTTTCCAACGAGAAGTAAACACTTTCTTTATAGGAAATGTATTACCTCGTGGCATGTTGTGTAGGTTAGGTGAGTCAGATGCCAACCTACCTGTACTAGTTCTGTGCTGTGTCATGCGAACGTGTAGCCTACCGTCAGGTTTAGTAAAGGTTTGAATGCCATCAACAAACGCAGAGATGTATGTATCAAGGGCAGATAACCTACGTACCTTGAACAGGAAGTCTCTAGCAGTTTCCATATTGTTACTGACGCAACCTTTTCAAGGAACTCTAGTGTTCTTTTATCTGTCTTGAACCCATGAGCAGCAATGAAAGCATTACCACTAGCCTTAAACTTAAGGCCAGCAACACGAGTGTTAGGTACAAAGATAACACCGGCAGTGTCACACTTAGTACAACGTCGCTTTGCCTTACCTACACTACCATCTTTCTTCTTGGGAAACGAATACCCACGACCCTGACATAGGGTACACTGAAAGACTTGCGTCTTGTAGATAATGTCACTGTGCTTTTCTACTAGAGAGTAGAACTCTTTCTTCTTTGTGTACTTAGGAAACATACCAGCCCAAGTAGATTTGTTTTTAGGCTTACGGCTGTAGATAACCATGCTCAATTGCTCTGGTGAGGATAGGTTGATAGGCGTATCCCCCATAAGATTATGTACCTGCTCCTCAAGGGACTTCACCAGTACAGCACGCTCTTCTGTGAACTCCTTACGAACTTCGTCAAGTGCATCAAGGTTAACCTTAAAGCCACGTTGATAGACACGAGCAAGTAGAACACACATGTCGTTAGTTAGATCAATGATAGCGTGTAGTGGAGCATATTCTTCCTTGAACATTTTCTTACGAAGAGTATTAGATAACTCCTGTGTAGTGCGTACATCCTGTAAGCAGTACTCAAGTAGCTCGTCCTTGGGAACTTCATCAACAGATGTACCTTTCTTTAGATACTCAGACAGGGTACTCATCTTTTGATTATCCAAGCTGTACCGTTCTGCTACTGCATCAAGAGATAGTGGCTGCTTTACAGCACGTTGCAGGACATACTCCACGAGCAGGGTATCAAACACAGAGCCATCGTACTTGAAGCCACACTCCCACAGCCAGATCAATTCATGCTGGGCATTGTGACAGATCAACATGCTGGCATCATCAAGTAGTTCTTGAAGAGCAGCATGATCCTTTACGTCAGTGTCCACCTCCTTGTGATTAAACCAAAAGTGATACTCTTCACCTGTATCTTTCTTCGCACAGACTAACACTAGCTCATTGCCTGTAGTAAAAGGATCAAGCATAAGCTT